CAATGTAGTAGAAAAAGAAGTCGCACTGTCTTCTCTCTTCATACCCGCCTTTGATTGGCATAGATAGATCTCGTATTGCACTTTGATTTATTATGCCTATCTCTTTTTCATTAAAAAAGTCATTTGCCCATACAGTATCAAGGCTAGCTATAAGCTGAACCATAGTACCTATTGCATTTCCACGATAGACATCTATACTTAGCATTATCTCGTATAAACCACTCTGTATAATATCAACTGTATTGAGTGGAGCAGGAAGATACTCCATTTCATATTCGCTTACTTTGCGAACATTCATTATTTGAAGCCCTACATACTGTTCTTTTGGTCGTGGTCCTCTATCTTTAAGATTGATTACATGACTTGAGTCTAAGTTTGTAGCTGTTCTCGCCCACTCTTTAAAGTTGTTTATAAGTGTAATATTATCCATCTTCTCTCACCGCAATAGCTTTATAAAATCCACCAAGTTTATTCCAATTTGAAACAGTGATTATTCTAAATGTCTCTCCATCTACAATAACCGTATCTGCACTAACTGCATTGGCTTCATCTGTAGTCTTTAGAACTTCTGTCGTATGCAACTTTATAAGCTTGTTTGTCCGCTCTCCCTCTGGCACAGTCTGCAATTCATCGCCGTTTACAGGCTGAACAACTGCTTTGATTGTTTTAGCTATTGGAGTTCCATCAATCCAATCACCATTTTCGTCTCGGTACCCTTGTGTTGAAGAGTTTAGGACAATATCCTGAGAAAATCTACTTAGAACAGATGCAACACTCATTTTTTTCTTACCTCGTGCGTTATAGCTTGTCTAAGCTGCCCGCTGTCAATAAGTGGAGTAGATGAACCTTTCTGCTTAATGGTTAGCTGTGCGTTTTCCTGCCAATCATTATCTACAAAGCTCTCTTTCATCTTGTTCTCCATAAGTGTTCCTACAAGTTCTAGCGAAGTATCAGGAGTGCTTTTTAGTTGATACATCTTCTTAGATTGTATCGCTACTAACTTGAAGATGTCCTTTTTTGCGTTTTGAATAGGAGTTCTTATAAAACTTCTTGCCGGGATATTTTCTGTTCCAAATTCATTCATTGCGCCAACTTCGATAACGCTCTTTCCATCAGGATAGCTTCCGCTTCCTTTTGGGAGACCTGCGACAACTTCCTTATTTTGTAGAAGCTTTCTTATCTGCTTACCGTAGTTTCCTTTATGGATGATTTTAAACACTTCTAATATTCCCTAGTGCGATTTGAGATTGTAATGCTAAGTAAGTCTTACCGTACTGCGTAGAAGCGTAATAGCTATCACTTCCAACAGTTTGCGATGTAGCATAACTAACAGACACACCATCGACACTCTCACTTGCAATCTCAGAACTCGGAGACGAGTCTCCACTTGCTGTCTTACTTGAAAGTGACAAAAGATGCGCTGTTAAGTATGCAATACCTTGGTCGTAAAGCTTACCCCATACTGTATCGACTACAAAAGTTTCAGCATCAGATAAAAAAATATCAATTCTTGCATCTGCTTCATTTGCAAACTCAGGAAATCGTGCTTTAATATCCGATGCTGTCATTTTTACTTACCTTTTCCTGCTGCTTCTTTTTTCGGAGCAGTCTCTTTTTTGATAAGACCATCTTTTAGCATTGCAGCAATGATCTTGTTTTTCTCATCAATTACAACATCTTTTGCATCACCAGGGACAATCATTACATTGCCCTCTTTAGTGTTAAGATGAATAACTCTTTCACTTGTGTTTCTAACTAGCATAAAAACTCCTTACTTAAATTCCATCTGCATATAAAGCAGACATTGGGTATCTAAACTCGACACCACCTACTGTAAAGTCACCAGGAACAACAAAGCCAAGACCTTTCTCTTGTGGAGCTTTGAAGCTTAAAAGTTTTGGCAAGTGAAGCACTACTTTGTCGCTGTCATTTGTGTACGCCATAGCTCTGTCAGTTCCACCAACTCCTGCACCTGTTAGCTCATTAATAGGAATGATCTTATCAATAGAGTCGATATAAGGAGAGTTGTTCACAACATACTGTGCGATAGTAGTATCGCTGTTTGCTGAACGAGGTGTTCCCATGATATACGACCATTGTTTTGGAGGCAATGCAAGAGTATCTGGTCGCTCGACCATCTTTGTGCTTTCAAAAACAGTAGAAAACATCGTGTTGATGTCTTTTAGAATTTCATCAGCAGACTTAGAAGCCCAATCAGAAGTGCCATTTACTCCGTTTGCAACAGATGAAAGTGGAACATTTACATTGTTAAGAAAGCCAGGGAGGCCTTTTTTGTCATCACCTTTCATTGCTGTAATTTGAACGAGTTGTTCATAACCTCTGCGTGCAACACCTGCTTTCATTACTGGTAAAGGCTTATTTAGAGCTGCTGCTTGTTCAAGCTCACGCAATGAGTATTCATACCCTACTGCACCATACTCTACAGGAATAGTAACTTTTTTAGTCGCAATGTCTGCGATAGGAACATCGAGAGAGTTGCTTCCAACGAACTTAGCCATTGCCGCACCATCCATGTAGAAGTAAGTGATGCTGTCTGCATACTCTCCAGCTTCATTAGTAGTCGGAATAACCTTGTTATAGTTGATATTCTCATACTTTTTCTCAAAAACTTTCTGCTCAACATATGAAAGTTGAGAGACCAGAAAGTTCAGACCTGCATCCATTGTCATTTGTGGTTTAACTGCCATCATCCACCCCTTATCTTAATTTCACAACTGCTGTTGCGCCAACTGTTGCCGTAGTTTCCCATGTAGCATTAGGAATAAGAACAGCAGTATCGTTTGTTCCGTTATTATCAGCACTGTTTCCAAGTGCGCCAATTACTGTTCCGCCTGGTCCTGCTGCAAAACGCATATAAACTTTGTCACCAGGAACACATCCGCTTTCGCAAGACACATAAACTTTCCCAAAGTCAAGAACATTTGCGCTCTCTTGTACTTCATACTGTTCAGCACCATCTGACTCAGGATTACCTGATAAAGTTCTAAGCGTAATACCTACAAACTCATCTGTATTTGCAGTAACGATTTTAACACCATTGTCTGCTGCACCTCTCACAACTGCTGTTCCGTATGGAATTACAACATCTGCGATCTTTGTTGTCACATTGTGCAGCTCTTCATCGACTAGCTGCCCTTTAAACCCACGCTCTGTATAAAGCGCATAATCTGTCTGTACCGGCATTAGTTACCTCCTAAAATTGATTTGTGATAGTCTGCAATTACAGCATCACGAGTTACTGCTTTGTCATTCGTTTGACCTGCAGCAGAATAGCTGTCATTGATAGACTTTTTTGAAGACTTGATAAAATCAAATGAAGCATTGATATACTCAGGAGACTTTCCATCTTCAAAAGAGTCACCCATGTACTTCTTGACAACTGCTGTTTTAATAGCAAGTGTATCGAGTGTTGTATCTACTGCATCGTCACCCAAGAATGATGTAGCAAAGGCAACTGTATCGGCTCTATCCGCAACAAGTTTGTTTAAAGCGTCAGCACTCATTTGAGATTTTTTCAAAGTGTCAATCTGTGCGTTTAGCGCATCAGTTGTCTTTTTCATTTCCTCTTTAGTCTCTCCGACTTTTCCCTCAGCCTCTTTAAGCTTACTTTGCAGTTCTGCAATTTTTGCTTTAATCGACTCTACCTCATTGTCGGCAGATTCTTTCTCTTTCATTGCTTCGTCATAAGTTGTCGCAACAATTTCAGGTACTTCGTAATCTTGCCCGTCAATCGTGAGTTTTTTCATTGTATCCTCCGTCTGTTTTTTGGACTTCAAAATACTAACACGATTATCAAGACTCAATTTACACTCGCCTCCACAGCGTCCTTTATTGACTACTGCTACGTGATTGATCTTTATATTTGTCTGTCTGAAATCATACTTTTGTCCGTTATACTCTCCACTCTCTTTTTTTATGTCGTTTGTATAACCTGCGGAAAGTTCGATAACACCATCTTTTACTTTTTCAATGAGGTCTTTATCTTTTATGGTTATCTTCGCCTTAATGTAATCAATACCATCTTTTTTAAAAACTTCAACATTGCTGACTGAGCCTTTTTGCAACTTGTCTATGTTGTGTATAGATACAGTATCGCTTGGATGTGTATCTGTTACTGTTGAGTTTACATAAGTGTTAAGGCTGTCTTCACTTAAAACATCGTCAGGATGTCTTAGAACGCTGTATTTCTCAAACGGATTAAGTTCATCACTAAGCTCAAACCCGTAATATTCTTGCACGCCTGTTCTAGCCACAACACCATCAATAGTTAAAAATCCTGTCATTGGGTCTATATGCTTTTCTGCTTTAAAAGCACTATCATTAATAACTTTACTCTTCATCGTTTATCCCCTCTATGATATTTATTGCAACGCATCGACAATTAAAGTCAGTACCTGGCCATATTGTCTTACTTCCGCACTTCGCACCTTTTTTCCACTCAAATATCTCTCCATCAAGCTTATAGTGAGAACATTTACTATCAGGATACTTTCCAGCAGGATTACCACGCACCCTCTCATCCCTTGATGTCTGCCATTTGAATTTCTTAATGCCTATCTTCTCGCTTCTCTTTTTTACCAAAGTTGCGTTGATATTTTCTACTTCA